CGTATTTCGACCACCCGAGGCCGATACAGGCGATGTGGCCTGCTCTCGTCTCTATGTCAACTGCTATGTGGACGGGTCCCCGCTGGACTCGAGCCAGCAAGGACTGAATGATGGTGTAGGCTTGGACGTAATGTGGCGCTTCTACGAATCTGTAAGGTGGCACATCCACCGGGTCAGTGATAGCGGATTTGACTCTTCTCAAGTCGCAGATAACATAAGGTCTCCATGACCACATGCGCAATATAGCTGCCGGGTGGAGAGTCGGTATTACAGTCGTCGCCGGATTCAGCGCGTATTTTAATCCAGACCCTCTCCAGTCCATCACTCCCCATTTCCCTGTCAACGACCACAAGGAAAGATTCCCGAGTGCGACTATCACCTTCGGCTTGCATAAGGCTATCTCCCGTTGAAGCTGAGCTACTCCTTGAATCAATTCCGGCTTCGCCCAGACTCCATTAAACTGCTCCCATTGACCAGGAGGAGGCTTCTTCTTGCGGGAGAAGAAGAAGTCTAGGTTGTTGCCTGGAGGGCGAACCCGACAGACGTTAGTGACAAAGGCCTCGGAACGGAGTAAGCCTGCTTCGTGGAGCATCCGATCGAGTTCTTGACCCGAGGCTCCTACGAAGGGTTTACCGATACGCTCTTCTTCAACTCCCGGCGCTTCCCCGACTATCATCAGGGGTGACGGGCAAGGCCCCGTCGGCATCATTTGCCAAGTCCTTGGAGTCGTTGAACGCAGAGTCCGTAATATGAAGCTTCCCGCTCGACAGCAGTGGCTCGGAGTCCAAGCATATGACCTGCCTCAAGAATTGTTCCACTGCCCGCAAAGCAGTCGAGCACGCGATCTCCCGGCTTGCAGGATCGTTTGAGAAGTTCACAGTAAGCTGATACAGGCTTTGCTGCACCGTGGCCGGAGTGGGATTCCCCGCTCGAAAAGGCACTGGCAAAGGAATCTCCGTATATTCCTGTGACTGGGCGTTTACCTTTAACTGCATAGCATACCAGTTCATAAGTTCTCCGTGGTCCGTGTTCAGGCCAGGGGACCCGCCCCCCTTCCTGCTTAATGTTGATTAAAGGAGTGCGGTGGGTCCAGAATCCTGCTCCTTCGAGACGCCCTCTGATGAAGTGGAAGAGGTCAATGTCACACCAGACGTAGATGTGAGACTGAGGTCTTGCCACCTCCCACAGAAGGGGCATGAGATTTGTGAGGAGGGTCTGGGTTTCTTCCCGCCCGTCCTTGTAGTCATGATCGATTGCAGTGTATTTGCCAGCCCCATCTCCAAAATTATCCGCTCCGATTCCGTAAGGGGGATCGATGACAATGCAGTCAAAACGATCGGAGGTTTGCCGAAGCCACTGAAGGCAATCGGCGTGGTATACAGAGTGTCGCTCATTCGTGGCTTCCAGGCCTATGATGGCCGCGAGTTGCGTGTTGTAGGCCGCGTCGTCTTTCTTCTTGATAATCTTGAGAGCGTCGTGGAGAGATTTCGCCTTAGCGACGTTAGTGTCTCCCGCAGCAATATGGCGAGTGACAAGAAGCGCCTCGCGTATGCGCTGTCCTGGGGCGGCGTGATCAGGAAGTATGGACTCTGCGATTTGTCCAGGTGTAGCTTCGGGCCGCTGTATTTCCTTGAGACGTGCGAGTCGAGCCATTGCCTCAGCGCGCTCCTGCCACGATAAGTCGACACGGACTGTGTTTTCGGAGAGTTCGGCTTCTTCACGGGAGAGTTCATCTAGTTCTCCTAGGGTGAGGGCGGGAATCCAGCCCGCCGGGACTGTGACATTGTTGCACTTGAAGCTCGTCCCCATCTCGTCAAGCATCTGGATCGCCTTGAATCGGCGTTCTCCAGCAACAAGAACTCGATCCTGGCCGTCCTCCCTGATGGTAATGGGGTTGAGCAGCCCGTTGCGTTCGATGTCCGAGGCAAGGTCTGAAAGGCGGTCAGGGTCGAAGTCTCGACGCTGGCGGTGCGCGGGGATTTTGATCGTGGCGAGAGGGTAGAGTTGCATCGGGAATCGATTTTTGGCGGGTTAAAAACGTCGGAGCGATGGGTGGGAGAACGCCCGATGCGATGACACGGGGTAACGTGGCACATCATCTCGGGGCGATCTATGCGTGGCACAACTACACTTCCAATCGGCTCAAGACTGCCTCAATGCGGCTCACGATGTTCTGAAATTCGCGATTCAGGTCACAAAGTTGGCGGGCAAAAGGACTGCCGGGCTCCCCTCGTCCGATGGTTTCCTTCTCAGGCAGCGGCGGTTCACAGCGAAGAAAGGGTTCCAGACGACCGTTCAGGAGGTCTGTGATTGTGTAGAGATTTTTGACTGAGGTTTTCAGTCGGTCGATTTGTTCTGGGACTTCAAGAGAGCGAACCGCTGCGTCGATGCGCGGGTCCTGCGGTTGTCCTCTGTACGTATCATTATAAGCCATTTTGTTTCTCCAAGAAAAGGGGCTACTCGCTGCACCTAATACCCTGCCACTGGAAGCTCATAGAGTCTCACTCGGCCCAAGTTTCGGCATCCGCTTTCGCCCGGTGAATTACAGTGCGCGGAAAGCCTTCACATCCTCGTAGAACTTCGCAGCGTCGTCGCGGTCAACACGGTGGCTGACAACAAAGCGCGTTGAACGTCCGGGGAGCATGGAGAAAGCAAACGGAGCGCCCTTCTGATTCAGGCCTACAGCTTCACGCAAACGCCCGAGGGTGATGTTGCGTCCCTCGCCCATTTCCAGGTTGCCTTCGCCGTTGACATCCAGCATGATGCCGGCGCGAACTTTGCGCTTGGTCATCTGGGTGCCCGCGAGAGCGGCAGCGTCGGAAGTCTCGAGTTGGACGTTGAGCTTGACCCAAGGCTGGCCAGCTTTGTCACCTTTCGAGATGGTGCCAGATTCAACGTTTACGTCTGTGATGTTGCCGACGTATTCGCCTGGCGGGCAAAGCGGAATCGACGTGCTGTTCGCGTCGTTGAGGACTGAGTTCATGAACTGCTCTGGATTAAAGGACATGGTGTGTTTACCTAGGTAAGAGTTGAAAAGGCACAGTAGATACGTCTACTGCGTTTCAATGATTCCGCCGCGGCTTTTCCAAGCGTTGACGAGACCAACGAAACTGGGTGGAAGGTCCGCTTTGATGACTGCGTTGCGGGCCTTGAGGACGGCTTGGGCATCAGCGGTGTCCCAAAGGAACTTGTCGCCGTTGCGTTTGGCCAGGATTACGTCTGTGAAGTAGCGCGGGAGGACAGGGGCGAGAGCTTTCCCTGGCATCGAGGCCATGATTTTCATGCCGCCTTGGACTGGATCGATTTCGCGCTCGGCGTGGCAGTTGAGGACGAAATGACAGCGGAAGGCGGTGCAGAGCTGGTTGATCAGGGACTCGATCTGGCGCTGGATCAGGCCATAGTCGGCGGGCGAGAGGGCTGGACGGTTGCCCACCGCATTCTGGCGGGAAGCTATGCCCAGGCCTGACCCTGAATCAATGACGAAAGCCTTGTCAGTGCCCCAGGAGGCGATATTGCCGAACTTTTGCCACGTGCGCTCGCAGGTGAAGTCGGTGAGCGCCCCGAGCATCTTCATCCAGGGGGAGTCGGTGAACCGCTTGTTGTCGTGAGCCTTGGTGATGTTCTCGAAAGTCATGGTACCGATTCTGGTAGCCATTTCTTTCAAGGACTCAAGGTTCTCCAGCATCGGCGGGACGTACATCCAGTGGAGCTTTTCCTTCGGCACGTCACCAAGGACGTCGAAGGAGTTTTCTGTGAATAGGCACAAGGGGGTTAAGCCTGCGTCTACGAGGGTTCGGAGGGCGTAGGTCTTGCCGACGCCAGAGTCTCCGAGAAGTAGGACTTTGATTCCAGGTAAGGGACTAAGCTCCTTAGCCATAAAACTCCTTTAACAGGTTTTGTTGTGCTTGTGTGGGCGAGTGAGGTTGTAGGACATCTTGATTGCAACGGCTGCGCCCAAGTGGATTCCCCGATAGCCTGCGAGGTCGAAGACTCGGATGATTATGTCAGCGAGTTCTTCTTCCTCGTTGGTTAGCTGGATGGGCTTG